CTGGGAAGAAAAAAAACTGAACCGCAGGTTAACTCGCAGCGCGTGGAAATGGATCGGATGCAGCGCTTTAATCCGCTGCGCAATCTGACGCCGGACTATCTGCGCCAGGTTCACGAGGAATTTAACGCCGGTCGCCTGAAAGCCGCCGCCCGCATGTGGGACGCCATCGAGCGCACCGACGACATGATTAAAACCGTTGCCCCGAAGCGCAAGAAGGCCGTCAGCCGCCACGGCTATGAGATTGTCCCGGTCGACGACTCGCCTGCCGCCAAGCGCCACGCAGAGGTCTTGCAGTTTTTCTACGACAATCTGATTGCCACCCGCTGCGACGATCAGAATCAGCGCGGCGGCGTTCCGTTGCTCGTCCGAAATATGATGGATGCCGAGGGCAAGAAATACGCCGCGCACGAGATCGTCTGGAAGGTGATTGACGGCGGACTCACCGCCGAGCTGACCTTTACGCCGCTTTGGTATTTTGAGAATACCACCGGCAAGCTGCGCTTCCTGAACGGTCTGAGCGACCTGTCCGGCACCGACCTCGAACCGGCGGAGTGGATGGTTCACACCGGTGAAGGGCTGATGGAAGCCTGCGCAGTGGCCTATATGTTCAAACACCTTCCGCTTCAGGACTGGCTGCTCTATTCCGAAAAGTTCGGTATGCCGATTCCGGTCATTACTTGTCCGGATCAGGTCGACTCCGATGGCTGGAAAGCCGCCGAGGGTGCCGCCGAGGCGATTGGCGCATGCGACGGAGTCGTCGTCAGCAGCAACACCAAGATCGAGTTTCCAACCTTTGGAAACGCGGCGAACCTTCCGTACCCGGAGATGATCGAGCGCATGGATCGCGCACTGGCTGCACTGTGGCGCGGAGCGGACTTGAGCACGATGAGTGCAGACAGCGGCGATGGAACCGGCGCATCGGTCCAGGGCGACGAAACCGACATGCTCGAAGATGACGACGCCGATAGCATCACCGACACGCTCAATGAACAGCTCGACCGTTTTGTGATCCTCTACGTTACCGGCGACACCACGCCGCTGGCATGGGTAAAAATCAAAACCGGCCTGCGCGAAGACGTGCAGGGCGACCTCGCCATCGATAAGGGTCTGAGCGAAATCGGCTGGCAGCAGCCCGCCGAAGATCTTGAAAAACGCTACGGCCGCACCGGGCTCGTCGCGCAGGCCGCTCCGCAGCCGCTGCCTTTCGCCAACGAAAAACCCGCCACTCGCCACCAGCCTGTCCGCCGTAGCCTTGGCGAAGGAGGAACACCCGACACCGAAGCCGCGCTGCTGAAAAGCGCCCGCTCCGTCATCGCCAAAGCCATCACAGAAGACCTCATGCCGGTCGCCGACCGCCTCGCGCAGATCCTCGACGAGACTCCGGACGGCGAACTGTTCGCCGCGCTGGAAAAATTCCAAACCGAGGAGCTCCCGGATCTGGCCAAAAAGGCGCTGGCCGGAACCGCCGGTGCCGATGCGCTCGCCGCCACGATGACGGCAGCTCTCTTCAACGGGATCGAGTCCGGAGGTCAGAAGTGATTCCTGAAGTCAAAAGCCTAAGGTCTAAGGCCTTTTTTCCCCGGTCTGAGGCTATGCCCCAAAAACCGACAAAAACGGCCCTGTGGGCTCGCCGGATTTTTTCCGCCCCTATGTCCGCGAAAACGGCAGGTTGTAATTTTGCAAAAGGTTTCCGGCGTTTTGCAAAAGGTAACAGCCTGACGGCTGGGTATCGGGTGGCGAGTGGCGAGTGGCCAGACGAAAAACAGCCGTCTTCGGTCGTCAGTCATCTGTCTTCATCCCTCCGTCTTCGCTGGTACAGCCTCCGTCTCCGTTTCAAGCGCTGTCAGATGCCGTCTTCCCGCCACTCGACACCCGCCACTCGACACTGGAAATCGCTCCGCGATTTCATTCCCAACAAACCCAACCGCTCCGGCTTCTCTTTTTGTAAACCTGCGAGGATGTGCTCATGAAAAATTTAATCCTGATCGGCACCGCCAACGAACTGAAGCCCGTCAATAACGTGCTAAAGATTCCGTTCGGCAGTTACGACCACCTGCAGGGTCTCCAGATCTTCGGCCTCGCCGATGCCACCGCCTGCGTCGAAGCTTTCAACGAATCGGCTAAGGTTTCCGGATTCCGTGGTCTGCCGATTTATATCGGCCATCCGGACGTGAAAGCGTTTCAGGAGAAATACCGCGACCACGCTGCCTACGGCTGGATCACGGCCATGATCGCCAACGAAGCCGAAGGCCGTCTGGAAATGACTGTCGAATGGACTCCGCCAGGCGAAGCTCTGCTGGCCAATGAACAGTTCGCCTATTTTTCTCCGCTCTGGCTCTCCGTCAAAAAGGCCGGAAACATCCACCCTTTCAAAATAAAAAGCGTCGGGCTGACGCAGGAGCCGAACATCCAGTTCCTCGCCATCGCCTGCGAAGAGGAACAACCAACCGAAGGAGACCCGATGAATCCACTACTCGAAAAACTCAAACTG